TCGCTCTCGCCCGTCAGGCGGGTGACGCCGTAGAACACGCCCAGCTGGTCAAGGTCGCTGCCGATGGCAAACGCCAGCAGGCGGGCGCGGGCGGCGTCGTTGATGCGCTGGCGCAGCACCAGCTCGTCGTAACTGTCGGCTTCCAGCAGCTTGATGGCCGGGTCTGACTCGACCAGCGCGGTGTAGGCCGGGTCAAGTTCCAGCAGGGTCTGCAGCTTTGACTGGAATATTTCCTCAAAGCTCAGCGCCTCGACGACCTGCGGGGCTGGCAATGATTCAAGGTCAAGCAGGGTACTCACAGCGTCAATCCTTCGATGCGGGCGCTCACGCCCGAATCCTTGATTGTGCCTTCAATTCCGATGGTCACGCGGCCCAATTCGCTACGGCTCATCACGTAAATCCGGTTGAGGAGGAAGCGGGGCTCCCAGCGCGCCAGCGCTTCAGCCACGGACGCGTGCAGCTCCACATCGAACAGGGCGTTGACTGGCCTATCCACGAGGTCGGGCAGGCGGCAACCGTACTGCCGAAGCATCACGCGGCTGCCGATAGGCGTGGTGATGATGTCGCGCACGCTCTGCAGAATGTGGTCGGTGCCGGTGAGGGGCTGGCCGGTGGTCTGGTTGATGCCTTGCATGTTTATTTTGCCGGTGGGCCGGTGTTTGCGGGGCCGGGCGTAACGCCGGTGTTGACGTGGTTCACCAGGCTGACGCCCTGGGCCAGCACGTCCTCTGTCGCCGTCAGCGTGCCCTTGAGGTCGATATCGCCGTTGACCGTCAGCTTGGACGTGGTGAGCGTTGCCCCGCTGGCCGTCAGCTCCCACGTCGTGCCACCGATGGAAAAGCGGATGGCACCGCCCGACGGCACGGTGATGGTGCGGGTGTGTGATGCCCGGTCGTAACTGTCCAGGGCACCGTCTTTGTAGCGGCGCGCCCGCACGTCCTCGCCGGTGTCTGGCGCGGCAAACTGCTGCTGGTGAATGGAGCCCACGATGACGGCTTGCGCCAGGTCGCCGCTGGGGGCCACCATCACGACCTGCTCGCCGGTATCGAGCGGGTCCCACTCGCTATCGCCGCCTGCACGCCCGGATGTCCAGGGTATCCAGCCGGTGAGCACGTCGCCGCTGCGCACCCGCACGCGGGGCGCTTGCGGGCGGCTGAAGTCTTTGGCCTCGACGGTGCCCAGCCGCACCACGTCGGCCAGGCGCCGCTCCATGTCGGGCACCTGCGCCTCTTGCCAGTATCCGGCGCGGCTGGTCATGGCGTGGTCTCGCCTCCCCATGCGGGGACGTTGCACCCGTCGGGGCCGCACTCGAATTCGGGATGCAGCGCCGGAAACGGGTTGGCAGCGTGAGCGTCGGGCGCGGTGAACACGGTGGCCGGGGGCTGATCAAAGCCGTCGTCGCCGATGCCAAACGCTTCGGGCGGGCGCTCATGCGTCAGGATGGTGACATCGTAGGCAAGCAGGCCCACGCCCAGCGTGACTTTGCCCATGCTTGACACGTCGGCGACGCTCTGCTGCCACCGGCAGTCCTGCACCACGTTGCCCAGCGTGGGATCAGCCTCGATGGCCGCCTCAATGCTTTCGACCAGCGCTTCAGCCTGCACCATTGCGGCTTCGGGCGTGGCTTCCAGCGCGGCTTCGATGGTCACGGTGAGCATTCGCGGGATGAGGCTGTTGCCGTAGTCCTGCGGGCCGCGTTTCGCCGCCTGGGTGTAGATCAGGATGGCCGGTAGGTCGCTGGGGCTCAGGGCGCGGTCGAGCGCCGTATGCACGCGTGGGCCTGCAACCGTTCTGCCATTCAGCGCTGCCTTGAAGGCGGTGTTCACTTGGGTGCGGTAGCTGGTCATCGGTATTCGTTCAGGATGAGGCGGGCGATATCGCCGTCGCGCTGGATGTCGCGCACGCGCCACTGGCCTGCATGGTTGCCGGTGCTGATCGTCAGCAGGCACTCGGGCCGGGCCGTGGCGACGGGTGCCCACGGCGTCAGAAAGTGCGTGGCCTGCAGGTTGAAGTCAGCAGCGCCGACCATGAACGCGCCTAAGCTGCTGCTGGAGTTGCCGCCTGGGCGCTCATGCTCAGCCAGCGTCGAAGCCACGCCGGAAATCTGAAGATCACCGGCGGGCAGGCCGATAACGGCAAAAACGCCGAACTCGTCGGCGTTGAAGAACGTGGCCAGATCAGCAGCCAGGTCTAGGGCCATTTAGCTGGCCTTCGCCTTTTTGCCTGTGGCAACGGGTTCGACCGTCTTTTCAGGCACGGCTTCTGGCGGTGCCTCGCTGGCGAAGTTGCGCGCCAGCAACACGCGGCCGTCATCGTCGTTGATGTCGAACGCGGTGCCGGGCGCAATGCGCTCGCCACCAGCGTAGATTGTGTTGTGTGCAATCAGCTTCATGGTGGCGGCCCGGTTACGGCTTGACGGTGATAGTCTGCACGGCGTTCGGGTAGTACGGCACCATCAGCGGGGCTGATTCGAGCTGCAGCATGCGGCGTGCCGGGTTGCGCTCGGTCCAGGACGACGAAAAGTATTCCATCGCGTTGGTGATGATGTTCTCGTTCTCATCAATCGACTGGATAGCGCCAAAATGACGTACACCCATGAGGCGGCTGCGGGCCACCATCAGCACGGTGTAGTCGGGCATGACCTTTTTCATGGTGCCGTCTTCGGGGTCCATGTATTCCGACTGGAACGTGAACACCGGGATGTCGCCAAAGCTGCCCTTGGCCTGCAGGCCCATCTGGCCAGCCAGCGAGGGCGTGAGGTCAACGGACACGCGCTCGTAGCCGCGATTGTTCTTGTCCAGGTACTTCGCGCCTGCGGTGGTCAGCAGCTGGGCGCGCATCAAGTTCCACGCCTTGGGGTCCATGACGACGTAATCGGGCACGCTGCCGGTGCGGTCGCGGAAGTCCTCGGCGATGTCCTCCAGCTTGCCGAACAGCTTGTCGGCAGTCATGTCGGCATGGTCCCACGCGTCGGAACTGGTCAGCGCCGTCTTGCTGGCGGCAGAGCGGCCGAAATCGACCAGCTCGTTGAAGCCCTCGCCACGGATGGTCTGGGTGCCGTGGATCACGGCTTCAGCGGCCATGACTTCCATGCGGTTCTGGAACATGTCCATCTGGTCTTGCGTGTCGGCGCTGATGGCGGCCAGCATGCGCTGCTGCACGGTCATGGCGCCGCCCAGCGTCTCGCCAGCGCGGCGCTTCAGGTTCTGGTGCGGCGTGTGAACGCGGATGTCCTTCAGGTAGGCCGGGCGCACGGATTTGGTGCTGTAGCCCTTGCCTTCCACGACCTTACCCTTGGCCAGCGGATGCACGAACGGCGTCACGCGAGGGCGGCTGGTCTTCTCGACATCGAACAGGATTTCTTCTTTGTCCGACTGCACCATTTCAGGGAACATGGACAAAAAGAGCTTGGGCATCGTGCGGATGGCAGGCACCACGACACGGTTCAGGGAATAAGTGCTGTAGAGATCCATTTTTTCCTCGATTAATCAGCGGTGATGACCGGCACGGTGTCGCGCAGGACGATGTTTTTGGCTTCCAGCGCGGCGGCAACACCGGCCAGCGTGGCGCCTGCACCCAGCGACAGGGCGGGTTTGTTGAACTCGCCGGTCATGGCCACGACGCCGGGCTGGGCAGCCGTGGCAGCGGACAGGTCGCGGTCTTCCAGCAGGATGTAGATCGCGCTGGCGTCGGTGGTCACCTTTTCGTAGATGCCAGCCGTGCTGGACACCTGTAGAACAGCGCCGCGTGCGTAGTTAACGCCGTGCTTGAGCTGCACCGATTTGGTCTGAACCGGGAAGCCGCCAGCAATGAGATTGTCCGGCGTGAAGGTGCCCAGCGTGGCGACGCCAGCGGGGCGGTAGTTGTGTTGCATTTCGTTGGCTCCCAAGTTAGCGGATGATGCCCGTCTTGCGGACGGCTTCGATGTCGGCGTGCAGCGCGGCCTCTGCATCACCCTTTGCGCCACCGGCCTTGGCCTCGACGCTGGTCGGCGGCGTCATGGTGGCTTCGGCGGCCTGAATGTTCTTCAGCGCGGTGGCAGCCTTGCCCGCAGTGCTTTCGCGCATGTGGGCCAGGATTTTGATGGCAGCTGCGGACGGCTCGGTGCCGTCGGCTTTGCAGGCCGCCACGATGCTTTCAGCGCCGGGCATGGCCAGCGCTTCGATGCCAGCAATGCGCTCGCGCTCGGCCGCAACGGCTTCAGCGCGGATGCTTTGCGCATCCACCATCTCGACCGTGGCCAAAGCCTCGGTGCGAATGGCCGCCACCAGATCGGGGCGGTTCTCGGCCAGTGCCTGGGCCGTCAGAGACTTAAAGTCCATGGTGTTGATTTCCTTTTTCAGGTCGGATAGGGCAGCTTCAAATGTGCCTACATGGTCAATCATACCAGCAGCAGCAGCTTTTGACGCAACCATGACATCGCCGCGTCCAAAATTCTCTAGCACAAAATCGGCGGATACTTTGCGATTGGCGGCAACGGCATCGACAAATAGTTTCCCCAGATCATCAACCATTGCCTGAATAGCATCCGCGCCCTCTTTTGTGGCCGGGCCTGCGTTCTTCAGCGGCGACTGGCTGCTGACAAAGCGGTAGGACTTTTCGCCGGGCTTGGGGTCTTTCTCGGTCATGCCCAGCATGGCGCCGATAGAGCCGACGATGGTCGTGTCGGATGCCCACACCTTCGCCGCCGACGAGGCCATCCAGTACGCGGCGCTGGCGCCGGTGCCGTCGATATGCGCCCAGACGGGTTTGCCTGCCGACTTGATCATGGACACCAGGTCGGACAGGCCGCGAACCTCGCCGCCGGGGCTGTCGATTTGCAGCATGACGGCGCTGACGTTGGGGTCTTCAAGCGCGGCGCTCAGGTCTTGGGCGATGGTCACGTAGTCGGTGGCCCCGCTCATGGCGGCAAACAGCCCGGCGCGCTTGAACATCGGGCCTTCCACGGGGATCACGGCCACGCCGTCCCGCACGCTGGCGGTCATGGTGTTGCCCAGCGGGCGGCCCAGCTTGGCCTCCAGTGCCTGCAGGTTTCCGGCGTACTCGTGCTCACGCTCTGCAATGGATGCGATGAGTTCGAGGTGGCCGGGCAAGATGGCCCACGGGGCGGCCAGCACCGCGTCAAGGGCGCGTTTTTTCGTCATACGTCGTCTTTCAAAAGCTCTGAAATCATCGTGGCGCGCTGCTGCTGTTGCTGCTGTGCGTCTGCCACCACGGGCTGGACCAGGCCGTCAGCCATTCGCATGCGCCGCTCACGAACCTGCTGACGGTGCGTGCGGTCCCAGTCGCGGCCCTGCTGGGCGGCGATGTCCTGCAGGCTCCAGATGCCCAGATTGTTCCAGGCTTCAGCGGCGCCGGCTTCCTTCAGCGGGTCAATCTGCGGAACGCCCTGCCCCACCCAGTCGGCACCCGTCCAGGCGGCGCGGATCAGCGGATCGTCAAAGAAGCCCGGCGCGGACAGTTCGCCGCGTGCCACGGCTTCGGTAATCACCCAGCACCAGCAAGGCTGGCAGAACGACTGCACGAGGAAGTCACGCTCTTTCATGAAGAAGCGCCAGGCGTCCATGATGGCGGCGCGGGCGGCGCTGTAGCTGCTCTGGAAATGCTTCACCAGCACCTCAAACGGCAGTTCCAGCCCGGCACCAATCTGGCGCAACACGCTCATCACGAACGGGTCGAACGACGGGTTCGGGCGCGTGCTGTCCACAACCCGCACGTCTTCGCCGGGGGCCAGGTCAAGGATCATGCCGGACTGCAGGCGGGTGATTTTGTTGCTGGCCGTGGTCGAGGGCTTGCCGTTGACCATGCCTGGAATGCCGCCGCCCAGCGGCGACACTGGCGCGGGGCTGGTCACCATGATGGCCAGCATGCCGCTGATCACGGCGGCGTTGATCTCGGCTTCGGTGTAGCGGGTGAGCTGCTTGAACATCTCGATGACGGGCGCAAGGTACGGCACGCCACGCGTCTGGCCGGGGCGCAAGCGCGGGATGACGGGCAGCACCAGCGGGTCGCCGTTTGCGTCGTGCGCTTCGATGCGCGTCCATGCGTCTGCCACGGGCTGGGCCATGAACCGCTCGCCGGGGTGCAGCTGGTTGATGTGCCAGGCCACCGGCGCGCCGTTGCTGTCGGTTTCACAGCCAGCACGGATGTTGCGGTCGGACGACTTCGCGGGCGGCGTGGCAACCCGGTCGGACTCGACCAGCTGCACGGCCAGCCCCAGCTTTTTGCCGGGCCGCTCAATCATGCGCCGCACGGCGAACACGTCGCCGCGCTCTTTCATGGAGCGCTGCACGGTGGCCTGCTGCTGCCAGAACGTCTGCCGGTGTTCGGCGTCCCAGTGCGGCTTGTCGGCCATTGCGCAAAACAGGCGTTCGGCCTTGCGCTGCCAGGCGTCGGCCTCTTCTTCCGTCAGCCCCAAAAATTCGTAATCAATGCGCGACTGCGGCGCGATGCCGGTGCCCACCACGGCGGTGACGTTGCCCGCGATGATGCCTGCGGGCAGCGCCTCGTTGCGGATCAGGTCGCTGGACTGCTGGCGCAGCGTCTGCAGGTCGCCCAGCGTGTCGCTGTCGGCGCTGCCGGGGCTGGTCACCCAGCCAGCGGTGCTACGGTTGCTGCTGTTGGCGGTGCGGTACGCGCCCGAACTCAGCAGGAAGTCAGCCGTCACCTGCCGGGCCACGTCATAGGGCAAGATCAGCCCGCTCTGTACTTGGGCGTAGCTCATCGGTTCAGCGGGCTGTCGCCGTCAATGACCATGCCAAAAGTCGCGCCGCGTGAGCCGTCCATGCGGCCAATCGACAACTCCAGTTCGGCGCGCCGGGCCAGCAGGGTTTTCAGGTCTTGGCGCTTGAGCCGTCGGCCCGTCGAGCCGTCCCTGATCTCGTATTCGGCCCCGCCATAAGCAGCCGTGATGGCGGCGTTCACCGCCGTGAGTTCGGTCTGCAGTTGTTCGAGTGATGTCATGCCCGAATTGTAGTGCTATCCGGGCCGCTGCGGCAGTCGGCAAGGATTTACGCGGCTGCCCCAAGCTCTCCACGCATCCGGCGAATATCTTCGGGCTGGTAGGCGTTGCTGATCACTTGCGCCAGGTGCTCGAAATTCACGTTCAGCGATAGCATGGCGGCCTTGCCGTACACCCGGCAGTCCAGCGGCTCGTTGCGCTCGTATTTCTTGAACCACTCCCGCACCGGAAAGCCCTTGGTGTTGAGCTTGACCTGCACTTCCTCGGCCGTCAGCCCTTTGTAGTAGCTGGCGCTGTAGCGCTTCGGAAAATGGCAGTAGCCCGCGCCGGGCTCGCTGATGGCCAACGCGCCGTAATGGCTGTCCTTCAGCACGAATGTGCCCAGCGGCACGAGTGGCACCTTGCCCAGATTGTTGCGCGACGGGGTGCCTACGGCGGGGATACCGTCGCCGCCACGGCCTTTGATGCCAAACACGCCCATGTGCGAGCGGTCTCGAACGTAGTCGTACACGGCCTGGGTGTTGGCACCCGCCGTATCCACAAAGGTACGCGCCGCCCGCAAGCGCACGCCGCTGGGGTGGTTGAATTCCGTGGCCAGATAGGCATCGAGCTGCTGCCACACCAGCGCGCCGTTGGGGTCACCCATGAACACGCGGTACTCAATCGACCAGCTTTCCTCGCCCTGCCCCCAGCCGATGGTTTCCAGCTCCAGCCGGTCCTGCTGGGTATCGACGCCGTTGGTGATGAGCAGCACGCCCTCGGGCAGCAGCGTGCGGCCGTCGTAATCGTCGGGGGCTGACTGCACGCGCTGGTGAATCACGCTATCGCTGACGCTCTCGCCCTTGACGCTCCAGGTCTCGGCCAGCACGTTGTTGCAAAAAGCCTGCAGTTTCTGCTGGTTTCCCTGTGCCTCAATCCACTGGCGGGCGATTTTGGCCCACGACTTCCAGCCCACGGGCGAATAGAGCGCGCTGATCTTGTAGCCGCGCCGCGTGGCGTCTGCCTTTTCCGGGCAGGTGGCGCGCCACTCGCCGCGCCGCAGGAAGTCGGTTTTGTGATGCTCGTGGATCAGGCCGCCGCAGTCCGGGCAGGCCATGTAGGCGTTCTCAGGCTCAAGCGCTCCCGCGCCGCTGGAGCGTGGAATGTGGAAATTCGACCAGTCCAGAATGTGCATGTGCCCGCAGTGAGGGCACGGCACGAAATAGCGGCGCTGGTCGGTCTTGAGGTATTCGGTTTCGATGCGGCAAACGTCGGTCACGCCGGGCGTGCTGCATTTGAAAATCTTGCGCTTGCGCCCGAACGTGTTGGTGCGTTCTTCAGCCAGCCCCAGCGGGTCGCCCTCGCCGTCAACGTCTGCGGGCCAGTTACTGATCTCATCCGCAAAAAGATACCGGATAGGCATCGAGCGCAGGCCAGCCGCTGAATTCGCGCCGCCCAGCAGCAGTATCCCGTTCGGGAATTCTTTTTCCAGCATGGTGTTGCCGGACTCGCGTGATTTGTTGTCCACGATTTTTTCAGCCAGCGAGGGCGTTTCCAAAATCATGGGCGTGATGCGCTGTTTGCTGTAGCGCTTGGCGTTGTCCACCGTGGGTTGCACCAGCAGCATCGGGCCGGGCGCGTTGTCGATGACGTAGCCGACCCAGTTGTTGCCGGACTCGGATTTTCCCGTCTGGGCACCGGCCATCAGCACGGTTTCCTCCACGGGGCTGCTGACGCTCAGACAGTCCATGACTTCGCGCATGTAAGGCGTGCGCTCGCTGCGGTATTTGCCCGGCGCGGCGCTGCCCTTGGATGGCAGAATTCGGTATTCATCCGCCCACTGGGTCACCGTCAGGCTGGTGTGAACCTTGAACGTGCCGAAAAAGCCGGAGATCAGCGGGCTATCAGTATCCATACTGGGCGCGCAATTCGTTCACGGTGGCATCAATCTCACGCACCAGCAGCTTGTGGATTTCGTGCGGGTCACTCATGCCCGCGATGTCGTCGGCACAGCGCTCCGGGATGTTGTACAGGCCGTTGATGATGGTGGCCGCCAGCTTGGCCCCGGCCTGTTTCACTTGGCTGACGGCGATGGTTTCGCCGCGCACTTCCTTCAGCTTTTCGTTGTCGATTTGCAGCTTGACCAGTTCACGGGCGCGCTGGATTTCCGACATGGACATGCCGCCAGGCGATGGCGGCGCGTCGTCAATCTCTCTGGCAGGCGTGCTGGGCGCTGCGGTGGGCGTGCCGTCTTTTCGTGGCCGCCCGCCTGCACGGTGATGCGGGATTTTCTGCGGGTGCTTGGAGTTTGCGCTCCAGGCGTGCTGCTGGGTGTCCCAGTCAATGCCCGTGATTTTGCCGGTGGCCGGGTCTCGGATGGCTTCAATGCGCCCGGTTTCCGGCTTGGCGGCGCGCTGCACCGCTGGCAGGCTAACGCCGATGCGGCGGGCGAATTCTCTCAATGAAATTACGTTCATACATGCGGGATCAGGTGGCTCTGCTGGGTATCCAGGCTTTTCCGAAGTTTACCGCGTTACCGGTGCCTCTGACGGTCATGCCGCTTCTGTCGAGCAATCTTTCCAGTTCCTCCTCTTCCATGCCCAGCCGCTGGCAGATTTCTGGCGCGCTCAGGCCGGACTGCACGAGGCTTCGCACGATCTCAGCCATCCGCAGTACGGCGTGCGTGCCGCGTGCCCGGTTGTGCCGGATGGTGCTCATCATGCGGTGTGCCGGGTCAGCCTCGATGACCACGACGGGCACCAGGCCGCCGGTCATGGCGCGGATTTGCGGGTCCGCGCTCACTGTCCAGCGGTGGAAGCCGTCCACGATGGTGAGGTCGGGCAGCACGACAATCGGTTGCGTCCAGCCGTCCTCAATGATCGACGTGCGCAGCAGGTCCAGTTCAGGCGGCGCGACGGCGTTCGGGTTGTAGGCATTGGCCTTCAGTCGCCCGCGAGGCTCCCAGCGCACGCGGCTGACAGGCTGGTTTTCGGTTTTGGTCATTTGCTCACCTCGGCCAGTGCCTCGGCGTAGCTCTGGCCGGTGCGCTTGCGGACCTTTTCGCCTTCGATGTTCATGGACCCTGCCCTGCGGCCCTTCAGGTCGCCGCGCATGGCAGTCTCACACAGAAATTTCCAGCTGCACCCGCTCAGTGGGTCGGCGTCTTCTAGCGGTATCGGCCGCCCGCCGGTCTTTTTGGCGTGCAGTCGCATCAAGGCCGCCGCGTTGGCGCGGATGGTGCGCTGGTATTCGGCTGGCCACATGCCGATGAGGTCTTCCAGCCAGCCCCGCCAAGTCTTGCCCGGTGGCAGGGGCAGGCTGCGGTAGCCGTAGAGCTCGGTGCGGGCGTAGCGGGCTGCAGTGGCAGCGCCGGGCACACGCGCCAGCATCTTGTGCCACAGCTGGGGCCAGCATTCGGCGTATTGGTGCAGGCCACCTAGCGGCTCCTCTCCGTAGGGCGGGCAGACGCGCTGCTGGCTGGGGCTCACGCCCGCCTTGTCGAACACGTCGTAAGTGCGGTTGTAGTCCCAGCCGAACAGCTGCGGTGCCAGCCACACGTCTTCGGTGGTCCAGTCATAGATCGGCGAGCACGCGCTGTTGTGGCCGTTGCGCACCGCCGTGATCCAGTTGTCCTCGGCCTTGAAGCTCACGCTGCGCAACCGCCGGATGCTCTCTTGAGCGCGGATGCCCCGGATATCGGCCACGGTGCCATGCTCGGGGCCGTACACGAATGGCGCACAGTCGGGCATGGTCATGCCCCACTCGAACCACGGCGCTGTCGTGATGGCCCCGGCGGGCAATTCCCGCACCCAGCGCTCGCGCTCTGCCGGGTTCCACGGGTGCCAGTAGGGTTGCGCCCTGCTGCACGCGTTGCGGTGCTTGACGGGCATGCAGTACCAGCGAAAGCGCACTTCGGGGCTGGCCGCCACGCGGGCGATGTATTCGACCGTTTCCGGGTGAATGGCCTCCTCATCGAACGTGTACACGTCTAGCGGCAAACGCCCGCGCTCCCGTGCCACCTGCAGCGCCAGGTTGAGGCACACGGTGCTGTCTTTTCCGCCGCTGAAACTTACAACTACGGTATCGAACCGGTCGTACAGCTGGTTGATGCGCTCCAGCGCCTTGTCGTAAACGCTGGTCGCCAGGGTCTTGCGCTTGAGGATTTTAGGCATCGCCACGGCTCATCAGGTAGCGCCGGGTTGGCTCGTGCCAGCTGGCAATCTGGAACAGCGGCGTGGGGTCGTAATCCCAGATCAGGTCGTATCCGTTCCAGCCGCGTCGGGCGGCGTTGCTCATGCTCACGCCTATCCACGGGTCGGCGCCTTCGAGCTGGCCGATAGGCGTGTCGTAAATGCCGGGATAGCCCAGGCCGTGCTGCTCGATGTACTGCCACACATGGGCAGTCTTCCAGTCCATGATGGGGTGACATTGCCAGCGCCCGTCGCTGGTCTGGTAGAGCGGCGCGCGAACGCTGTTCTCCTCCCGGCGGCGGCCAAAAATCACGCCGTCGAACGCGAATTTGTTGGCGTGACGGCGAACGGCGGACTGCTGGCGGCGGGCGTAGAGTTCGCCCTGGTTGGTCAAGTCGGCAAACAGCAGGTGCGGGTTCGCGCGCAGCCAATCCATGTCGAGGCTGTCGGTGAAGCGGCAGTCCAGCCCCAGCTCTCGCGCCAGTCGCTGGTAGTCGAGCACGTCGCGGCGGAACGCGAAGGACACTTCGCACACTGCCGATGCGCAGCCGATGGCCTGCCGGGCAAGATGCGCCGCGACGATGCTGTCCTTGCCGCCACTGAAGGCGATCAGCGGCTGGCTGGTCTTGGCGGCGAAGGCGTGCAGGCGCTCAGTCGCCGCCGCGATCAGACCCGACAGGTCAACAAAGTCAACGTGCCGGGGCCGCAGGGCGCGATTACCAGCCATCGGCCAGCCCATAGAGCAGGATGCCGATAGCCCACCAGCCTGCCAGCGGGCACGCGATCCACGCCAGGAACATGTCCAGCCAGTACAGGAAGCGCTCGCTGGTCACGGCAGGCGGGTCCGAATTTCTGGCAGCGCCTCGGCACTGACACCGGCCACCAGCGTTGAGCGCACCATCGGGTGCGTTTCGTCGGTCGGCCCCCACTCTGACGACGGGTGCCACGCCACGATGCGCAGCGCCTCGTCATCGGTGCGGAAGCGGTGCAGGCCACCCGCCGGGATGCGCCACAGCACGCCGCGCTGCAGGTCGGTCGTGCCTTCGGGCGTGATGCACTGGCCGCGCCCGGACACGACCACGCCGATACGGTCACTGGGGTGCGTGTGCATCGTCTGCTCGACACCGAGCGGGATGTGGAGCAGGTTCAGGCACGCCTCGCCCAGCCGCCACGGCGGGATCAGCAGGCTGTCGGTGCAGCCATCGATGTAGCGCAGGCGGCCCATGCTCTCGATGGGGCCGCCCAGCATGAACGGGTAGTCGGCGCGGGGCTGATAGATCAGCAGGATGCGCCCGCCAGGCGTGGTGAGGGACGTGTCGCCGGTGTTGATGGCGAAATACGTGCCAGCAGGAATGCTGTAGGAGAAGCCGTTGTGGCGAAGCGTGGCGTTGTAGCCGTCGAGCACAAAGCCCATGAAGCCGCCGGGCTCGGCAAACGCGCCAAGCAGGTTCCAGCATGGGTCGTTGGCGGCAATGACGGTGGCGTGCGGCGCGCTGAAAACAACGTCGCCGGACCAGTCGAAGGTCTCAAGCATCGAGGAAGTTCCGGGCAATGTGGGCGAGGGCGGCGGCGGTGTCTTTCACGCCGATGGCTGCTTTGGCGCTGGCCACGGCGTCATAGACGGCCTGACGGTCGGCCACGGTCATCAGCACGTTGAAGGGCACCAGCTCTGGCGCGAGCGGCGCGGGCGCATCGGTGGCCTCGTCAGCGTCGTCCGGGGTATCCGGGAGCTGCTCGGGCGCATGCTCAGGCACCGGCACCGGCACGGGGCGCGGCTGGGCGGGCGGCAACACCTGATCCATTGCGGCCTTGGCCTGCATTTCGATGGCGTCGAATTCGGCCCGGCTGAAGCCGGTTACCTGCACGCTGCCCAGCCCCTCCATGATGACGGCCAGCTCGTCCGCCAGCTTGGCCTCGTCCCACTGGCTGAACTCGCCGGTCTTGTTGTCTGCGATGCGCAGCGCCCGCACCTTGTCGGCGGGCAGCCCGGCGGCAACGTGAACCGGCGCGCTGGCCAGCTTGAGCAGCTTGGCGGCCGCCAGTCGGCTGTGGCCGATGATGATCACGCCTTCCTCATCCACGACGATGGGCTGACGCCAGCCGAATTCGCGGATGGACTCGGCCACCTTTTCGGCGGCGTTGCGCAGGACGCGGGGATTGTTCGGGTACGGCCGGATTTGGTCTAGCGGCCGGTCTTCGATGAGCATGTGAACGGGTCCGGTGACAACGGGTAGTTGTCGTTTTGGCCCGGCGTTGTCACGGCGCGCAATTCGTAAAGGATTTACGCTTTTTTCTATCGGGATTTGCTGATCAATAGCCTTTGCCTATCGGCCAGCGAAAAACAGAGGCTTTACTGCGGAAAATTTACAAAACAGAACTGGAAATTTGGCCACTAGTTTAGAGGCGGGGGCTGAATCACCC